AAGAAACAACTTATATCTGACAACCCTGATAAGATTGTAGTTTCAGGTGAGGAAAAAGAATCTTTAGATCAGATAGTACAAAACGCAATGAATAATGAACTTGCAAATAAGTTGTTATTTACTTTAGATGAAATTGAGAATAGTTATTATGGTACGTATGAAGACGTACCAGTCCGTATAAGACCTGATGGTATCAAAAAGGGTAGATATATCATTGACATAAAAACTTGTCAAGATGCTTCACCTAGAGCATTTAGAAGTGCTATATACAATTATGCTTATCACTTACAAGCGTGTTTCTATTCAGAGATGCTTGGTTATGATCCATCATCATTTAGATTTATAGCTATAGAAAACAGATACCCATTTGATGTTGCAGTATATTCTTTATCTGATGATCTTATTGAAAAGGGTAAACTAGCTTGGAGAATTGCATTTGATTCTTGGAAAAAATATATTGATAAAAAACACATTTCAGGTTTTTACTGGGATAATGTTAATGATGATGGAAGTTTGATATTATAATATGTTACAGATAAAAGAAGAATTTAAAACTTTAATATTCAAATTAAAAGATAGTGAATACAAAGAACTTGAAAAAAGTTGTTTAGAATATGGTATAAGAGACGCTATCGTTACTTGGCAAGGTTATATTATTGACGGTCATAATAGATATGAAATTGCACAAAAACATAATTTAGATTATAAGACTATTGAAATGCAGTTTAATAGCGATGAAAATGTAAAAGGTTGGATGATATTAAATCAATTAGGTAGAAGAAATTTAAATAAATATCAAAGAAGCATTTTAGCACTACAATATGAAGAACATTATAGTAACAAAGCAAAATTAAATTCAAAACTTAGTGGAGAAAATTTTGGTAAGGGTTTGCCAAATCTGGCAAATCCTATTGATAAAATAAACACGAGAAAAGAAATTGCAAATTTAGCACAAGTATCACACGGTACTTTAGACAAAGTAAAAAGAATACAAGAAAGAGCATCTGATGAAGTTAAAAAGAAATTATATGATGGTAAAATAAGTATAGATAAAGCAGATAAAGACACAATAAAAGAAGAAAAGAAAAAACAAAAAGAGGATAGAATTAATAAAATAAATGAAATAAAATTATCTAATAATAATTTTATAAAAGACATAGAAAAAGGTTGGAATAAAATTGGTAATCATTTTTTATATTTTGGTTCTAATTTAGATAATGATTTTTATAATTATTTACCTAATGCTTCATTAGTATTTGCAGACCCACCTTATAACGCTGGTGTAGATGACTGGGATCATAATTTTAAATGGCAACAAGATAAATTTATAAATAAATGCAAAATATTTGCAGTAACTGCTGGTGGTTGGAATGCTTTTAATTTTTATAAAGAAACCAATTTACCTTATGTGTGGGAAAATATTTGCTATATAAAAAACGGAATGACACACGGCAAATGTGGTTATTCTAATTATATAAAAACATCTATATTTTCATATGAAAAAGTCAGAATGAGTCAAGATTTATTTACAATAACAATAAAAATAAATGAATCCGATGACACAAAACATAAAGGAAGAAAGCCTTATGAATATATGAGTGAAATATTAAATCTTTTCACTAATGAAAAAGATTGCGTTATAGATATTTTTGCAGGTTCAGGTACTACGCTACTAATGTGTGATAAAATGAATAGAATATCATATAATGCAGAATTAGAAAAAAAATATTGCATTGACATTATAAATAGAGGAATCGATAATAATATAAAATTTTATGGGAAACAATTTTAAAAACAGAATTTTAAAAGGTAAAATTTTAAGTGTTTTTACAGAATCTTTTTTTAAAGAAAACAAGATTCCGTTTATTACTACTGGATATGAAAATTTTAATAATTATTTGTATAAAGAATCAATTAAAAACTTACAAGATAATTTATCTTTATATATCAGATTTGAACCTGATTATTCTATAATTTATAATGATAAGTCTTTTTATGTTGAAATAAAAAATTCAAGTGGAATTGAAAAAAAAGTGTATAATCATTACAAAGCCTTACAAGAAAAAATTAATACAAAAATACTTATTGTCAACAAAAACAAAAAAATATCATTTTTAGATGATATTGTTTTTCAAAATATGAATAGTTTTCATTGTAAAGTAAGTAATATTAATTTACCTATAGTTGATAATGTTTGGATAACCCCTAATAAGTTAAATGAAATACAATTTGAAAATTATTTAGAATCATATAATAAAGCAAAAAAATATACATCAGGAGACACCTTTGCTTTTATTGATTTTTATAATACTAAAGATTATGATTTAAATGTTTTTTTTAAAAATATTATATGACACCAACAACTGATGATTTATCACAACACGAAAAAAGAGAAATCTTTGGAAGTTACAATACCAATAAACAAGTGAAAGCAAAGATAGATTCTCTTATGGAAGCAATGGCAAAGATTGAATGTAATCTTGGTATTGATTCTACCGATGAAGAAAGAGAAAAAGCTAATCAAGAACAACTGATCTTTTTAAGTAAGATCAAAGAACTTGATCCAGTAAAGTATGACATTTTAAAAAAAGTAATATGACACAGACAGAATTTGACAAATTAGTAAAACAATTAAATGAATATTCATTTGATATAATGGTAAGTAAAAGACCTGAATACACAAATGAAGATACAGATGTTCTTGCAAACTTCAAGAGTACGGCAGAAAGATTAGAAACATCTGAGATGAAAGTATGGGCAACATTCTTTGAGAAGCAAATACAAAGTATTTATGCTCACCTTAAAAACGCTAACCTTAAAAAGAGCGAACCAATACATTCTAGGTTTGCAGATGTTATCAACTATTGTTATTTGGGTTATGCGTTATTTGTAAAAAGAGATGGTAAGAAAAAGATTAATTAAATTTATTGCTATTGGATTGATAGCAGTATTAAGTATATTTTATGTCAAACACAAACAGAAGAAAGGGACACGATTACGAGAGACAAATTCGCAGAGAATATAAAGAACTCGGTTGGTCTAATTGTGAGACCTCTAGGTACGCATCCAAGATGATGGATGATAGAAAGATTGATTTAGTAAACACTAAACCATTTGCAGTACAATGTAAATCTTTAATTAATAATCCGTCTTATCATAAGATATTTAAAGAGATGGAAGCTGATAGTGATGATTATAAGATAATCTATCATAAAAGAAAAAACGATGGTGAATATGTCATTATGGAAAAGAATGATTTTCACGAACTCGTTGAAATGTTAATCCACCACAAAATACTTAATCCTTAAAATATATATAAAATATTTTTGTATTATAAAATATTTTATATATTATTGTATTGTCATAAGACACAAAACTAAATTTAAATACAATGAAAAAGGGAATGTTGATTAAAAGTAAAAATGATAAATATGGATGGAGAGGTATGATAGTAGATTTTGGTACTAACGAACAAGGTTCAAACTGGGTAAGAATAGAAGACATTTTTACTAAAAATAAAGAGAGATGGGTAACTGGTTCAGATGATTTTGATAAACACTTTGAAACAGTATAATTATAAATGGGGGTAGAAATACCCCCTTTTGATTTTAAACGATTTAAGCGATTAATTATGAAAAATGATAGTTACTATAGGGCAAAAGAGAAAGCACGTAAGGAACGTCTTAAAAAGCGTGTAGAGTGGATAAATACTGATTGGTCTGATAAGGTAAAGAATAGTGATATAAATATTCAGTTAAAGTCTATAAAAGAGTTAGCTGATGAGATCAAAGAATTAACTGGTAGAAAGTAATGACATTTGAACACGACATCTTTACATTCGAGGTTTCACGAGATAGAAACACATTAACTATAATGATGTTAGACTATACTACTGAAGATGGTCAAAAGATCACATTGAAAGATCCTTGCGATATGACGTATGTAGTTTCTGAATCAGTATATGATGAAGCAAATAATTTATTATCTGAATTTGAAAATGAATAATATGAAAAAATTAATATTAGATTTCTTATTTTTGATCGTGTTGTTTTCAACACTATATGTTTCATTAATACTTTTTGTATGAGTTTATATGAATTTCTGAAAAAAACATTTCTTGATTCTTGCTCTAACTCAATGCACGATTTAGAGCAAAGAAGAAAGATCATCGAAGAATACAAAGAAGAGGTAAACCAATTCCAAAAA